TTTTTTCTCTAAAATCTCTGCAACATTTTTTGCTAATGTTTGATCCTTTAAAGAAAATATGTTTGCTTTTTCTATATCAAAAGACATCTCATCCTTTCCTTTTTTCTTTCTTGCTTAGACCATAAAACACTCTTTGGCCATTATTAAAAACATACGTTTTTACTGGTTCTTTTAACTCAGGATCAGTCTTATAACAAAGGTTGCTCCAGCTAAAAGTCGTATCTTTCTTACTAAGGGTTGTGTTTTTCTTGCTCATATAATTATTATCTCTGGTCTATATTTAGGTTGCCCAACCTGTGGCCACGATAAATCATATGGAGTAAATACAAGATTTCCTGCCGCATCTATAGTGAATGTATAAGTGACCCCCGCAATTGGGGTTAAAGTCCCTGTTCCCCATGTGTCTGAACTACTGGACCAACCTCCTGTAGTGGCGGCCCATGAAGTTGTTCCCAAACCCGTTAAGGATGCATTAGATGGAGTAAATATGTGTCCTGAAACCGATAACGGAACAAACCCAGTTAAGGACATACTTCCAGAGGGAACATACCAAAGCTGTGCAAGTCTAAAATCAGGCGCTGAACCAGAAAGTGTCAAAGAACCAGCATCTGGCTGATTATGTCCAGTCTCTACAGTAGTTGGTATAAAGTCTGCATTATCCCAGTTATCAGAAGAAGTCGCCCATGTGCCTCCATAATTAGCCCAGCTATACGTCTGAATTATTTCAATAGAGGCATTATCAGGAGAAATTACAAACCCTTCCCCATTAGCTGGCACTTTACCTGTTAAAGCAAGTGTTGAAGCGCTTACTACAAACTTATACATTCTCCCAATATCTGGAGAGTAAGCTGTAAATGTTAGGTCTGCTTTATCAACAGATGTATTTGTCCCAACAGCTACTTGAGGAGTAGGCCCGGTACTCCAATCACCAGTAGAATTAATCCAAGAACTTGTTAGCTGATCCCACTCGTAAGACTGCACTATTTCAAGATTAGCAACATCAGGAGATATAAAAAACTCTCTCTTTCCAACTGGTATAGAGGCGCTTAAAGTTAAATCACCTTTAGCCGGAGATATAGCTGGACCGTCCCACGCCCTTTCAAATATAGGATCGTCCCATCCGCCTCCAGTAGCTGTCCATGATGTTATTGACATAGTTGTTTTCCGTAAAAATTATTCCTATTTAAATGGAGGCCCAAGAAACCATGTAACTAAAGAATATCTTGTTCCCTTTTTAACAGGAGCCACTCTGTGCAATTTGCAAGACGGGAAAACTATTATGGAACCCACACCTCCGATATCAGGAACATAATCATTCTCGAACATAAACTCTCCACCTTTATAATCCTCATTCAAAAGAACGGACATAGTTAATTTTCTAACCAGCCCTTCAATATTCTCTGAATTATTATCTCCTGTCCCATCAATATGTAAGGAATAAAAATCTCCTTTGTTATATCTAGACAGTTGTGGGGTTGCTATTCCTGATATATCAAATTTCCAGCCAGACCTTTCATTGGCTTCTAACATGTACTTCCAAACAATCTCATTTATCCACTTCTCATTAACCCAAGAAATTTCCCCCTTCCTGAGCAAGGCATCTTGTCCGTAATCATACTGAGCCTTACCTGCCAAAATTTCTTTTTCAGTAATCTGGCTTCTTCTATTAACATAAGGCGCTATAAAATTACGGCCAGATTTCCTAATTATTTTTTCGCAAACACCGGGTTCTAAAGCACCTGGAAAAGTAAACCACTCATTAGTCACAAACAAATTTTATATTCCCTAGCGCGCTTATATTGCCAGCTATAATAATTCTTTCTGCACTACTTATTTGAGAAGGAACCCCATGTCTTAAATGAGAAGGAAAAATAATCAAATCATTTTCTTTTGGTAACAACTCATATCCTACGTCAGAAAAAACTATAGGGGAAGAGCCTTCACCTGCTTTTACGTAGTAAACAAATGAAAATGTAGATGGGCAGTGATCATGGAAAATAGTATAATCCCCTTTTTGATAATTTACCCCCCATAGAGAATGAACTACCCATGATGTTTCCGCATCGACAACAAGATTTACAAGATGATTCTCTACAACATCTCTACCTAGTTTCTTCCAATTCGGTAAGAAATTTTGCCACCTTGTCATATCAGCCTTAACATTAGTCATCCTGTTTTGCTGGTCACCAATATTAATTATTTGACTAGATATTAATTCATTGTCGTAACCATCTAAAGAGGATACATATATATCAACTAATGCAGACCTTGTATACTGTAATTGTAGTTTCAATTTTTACCTTTTAAACATCCATGCCAAGTTGCCTTCTTGCGTTGACCTGCTCCTCAAAGGATAAAGGGGATTTGCCACTAAATGTAGCGTAAGAGGCTGTTATTCTTGGTGTTAGGCCTATAGCCTTATGGGTAATATTGGCTGGTATAACTAACAAATCACCCCTGCCTAACTGAAAACTTTCTTCCCCTAATCTATAATGAACTATACCACACAAATTTAAAACACAGACATCGCAAGCGTCAACATGCGTGATACTTTTTGCTCCAGACACCATTGAGAAAAATAAATCTAGGTCACTAGCAGTACCATTAGGATTAAACTTTTTTTCTATTTCTTCATTAATCGGAGCAAATTCCGGTGTAGTATGAACTCCCCTGCATTGATAAACTGCCTCAGTAATAAAGTCATTATTATAGTTGCTAGAGATTTTTGTAGCAAGATTATATTTGTCTAGGAAATTTGATAATCCGTTAAAATCAAAATCAAGCCCGTTTAGATTTGAAAAGTTTTTATAGAGCGACTGCTCTTTTAATTCGTTCAAAATATTGCACCCTCTAAGTTAATTTGTTTAAAATATTGTACTCTCTAAGTCACCCTCATTCCCATACCTTCCACGCAACATAATATTAAACGCGATCCCTACCCTGTCTTTGTCAGTCAAGTTTCTTGTTACCTGATGCTCTAGCCAAGATGGAAACATAACCACTAAATCCTTTTTTCCATCAACCCATGCTTTAGAGAAGTTATATACATTGGGTTCAATTACTGACGGATTAAATTGATTCTTCCAAGGACGTAAAAATTGTATCGCTGGAAATTCTCCATCCTCATCACTTATATCATTAACATATATGCAGCCAGCAAATAGACTATTATGGTGTATATGTGTGTGAAGACTTGCGCCCGGTGGCTGTATGTTACCCCACATGCTTGTAATTTCTACTTTATAATTAGGATCATACTTTAAAATATTAGAAGATATATTTTCAACAGTAGAGATAATACGTTGGCATAAAGGCTCTAATCTTTCGTCATTATGTATTGTCCCGCTAGTCTGATGAACCTCCCAAGGCTCTCTGTCAGACGGACAAAGTTCCCTAACTATATCTTCTAGACCAAGCAAGTCACTTATACCAGAAAACTCTACGCCAAAAACAGGCACAGAAAAAATATTACTAGCAATATTAGAAGTAGTTTCAACACTATTAGTAAAGGCTGACTCCATTATAAAAATTCCTTATTAATTGTATCTATATTCACTATCTAGGATAATCATCCCACTGCCCAGTTTCTTCATTCCACATCCATATAGTAGAAGTATCTATCCCCTCATCTCCGGGCTTTTCTACTACAGGCATAGGAACTGGTGGCTCCCACATACCAGTAGCAACATCTATTGTCCAACTTGGAAATTCATTTGGGGCTATGAAAGCATCCATATCTGGATGGTAAACATAACCAATTCCAGCATAGTTCTTTCTAATGGCTTTACTTTGATCTGCGCTAGGCTCCCCTTTTTGATCGTAATGAATGCCGCCCCTTGTATTATAAGATGTTCTTAACCACCTAGATGGGTCACCCACAGCGCCGCTATCAATAAAATCCTGCTCTGCCACGATAACATTTACTACTACATTATTATCGTCCAATTGCGCAAAATGACTCATGTGAGATACCTTATTACAACACAGCCAGAACCGCCGTTACCCCAAAGAGAGTTACCAGTGCTATACATATTAGCACCTGAACCACCGCCAGAATTTTCGCCGCCGTTTCCACCCCCAGTACCGCCATTTGATCCGCTATTAATTGCAGAGCCACCGCCACCGCCTTGAGCGGAATTGCCTTGGCCTCCGCCGCCGCCTCCAAGACCGCCATCACCGCCTGCTTTTGGCCCAACATCAGAACCTCCGCCGCCGCCGCCAGCCCAGTAGTAATTATTACCATCAATATTTATCTGCTTACCTACACCACCATCACCTCCGCCTGACGTAACGCCAGTGGCACCTGCAGCATTCGCGCCGCCTCCGCCACCACTGCCATTAAAAGCTGATCCGCCTCCGCCATTTCCACCGTAAACGGTACAATCGCTAGAAGCAGAAGGTGCGGTTCCACCTGTTGCGCCGCAATGCCCAGCCCTACAAGTGCCGCCACCGTTAGCGCCACCTGACGCACTAGCGCGATAACTTCCAGAACCACCACCGCCAGTCGATGTTTCTCCAAATGAAGTAGTAGAACCACCTACACCGCCACCCTGCCATTGAGGATAGGGAGTAGCAGTAGCCCCTCCAGCACCTATAGTTATAGTGTAATCAGCGGGAGTTACTGATCTACCCTCCATATGAATTATTGCGCCGCCGCCTCCGCCGCCGCTTACATGGCTTCCAGAACCACCACCTCCACCAACAAAAATGGCATCACAATCTCCAGCGCCACCAGAAACAGCGAATGTTCCAGATGATGTGAATGTATGAACGGTATACAATCCGTCATAACTTACTGTGCCACCAGTAGCTTCAAATTTACCACCACCGCCCATAAAGGCTGATTTAAAAGTTCCTAAAGGCATATTATTTCTCCTTAACCCATGTCAGCGCCAGCTTGAAAACCGTACCAAATAGTGCCAGCATCTATTGTAAAGAATGTATAGATGTCTACTTTTCCAGCCCCACTTGTAACAGCAGGAACCCCACCACCGTCTTTCCAATCAACCGATCCTGGCCACGCGATAGTTCTATCAGACGAGTCTTGAGTCCAGATTAAAGTAAAGGAACAAGACTTTCCAGTTGGTGATGGATTTGAAAATGTAAAAGTAGTATTTTGATCTGGCGTAAGCGTAAATACATTACCATCCGTCAAATCAATATCCACCGTGGCTGCTGCTGAAAGAGCGCTTTTAGTTTCTGAATAATCCTTCATCTCAGGACGCTGTACAACGCCGTCAGCAAAGTTGGTAACCAAAGAGCCATCGGAAGTAACCGCCTTCGATGCTTCTGCTGTACCTTGCGTCGTAACGTCTAGAGTATTTAATTCGGCAGTTGTGCCAGTGTACCCATCAAGTTTATTTATCTCAGCCGCAGAAGAGGTAACTAAAGTCCCCGCTAACTTTAAACCACCATCCACAAGATCGTGAGAAGCTATATCGACAGTCTGGTCGCCAGCAGTAGCCCCTAAAGTAATTGCCCCGCCAGCAGTTTGAGTAACAACCTTAGAGTCTTCCGAAGTGCCAAGCGTAGAGATATCTAAATAGTTTAATTCAGTAGTAGTAGCCGTACACCCATCCAACAGATTCATCTCTGCACCATCTGCCGTAACAGCAGTGGTTCCAGAAAGACCACTAAATTGGTTCTTCAAAACAGCCTTTATAAGACGAAGATGATCATCTCCTTGTGATATTGGATCAGTAGCAGTAGGATTAGCAGAGTCTAACTCACTAATATATGTTGCAGATTCTAGTCCCATGACAACCTCCTATGCTAATTCAAATATGCCACTAGCACTTGGTGTGACAGTAAGCGTATTATCTTCTGCTAAAGTAAACTGAGAAGTAGTCAATTTAGAAAAGCAAACTAATTTGCCACCTGACTGATAAACAACAGCGTATTTAATATTCGCAATTGTTCCGCCAGTAGCGGTCCATACAACAGCAGTTGAATCAAAACGATACTTATCAGTTGCAACAGAAGCCCATGTACGAGCCGTAACAGATGCGCCTCCAGTTGTGTAACCATTGCCATTAGCAACCTCACTAGCAAGTGAAGCATATGTAGATAAAGCTGCATTATTTACATTAGCGCTTCCTGCGCTAGTATGAAGTGATAGATAGAAACCAACACTTGTACCGTCTAAATCAAACTGGCCGTTGCCTATATATTCCCTAAAGGAATTGTAAAAACTCCAAGCAGTAGCCGCCATTTTATACTACCTCCTCTTTAATTTTCAATGAATCTGGATTTTTAATGATGTGTGAAATAAGGCCATCTCCATGCACAGCCAAATCGTAATGTTCGCCAGTTTTAGATATCATATCAACGAACTCTTTTGCTTGATGATAATGAGCCGCAGTGCATATAAACTCTTTTCCAGACACAACAACATCTAAAATTTCTTCATCATCATTCTCTGGTTGTTCATAAGCGTGATGATCTCCCGTAATACAACTATCGAAACCATACATTTCAAACTTATGAAACCCCAGCATTCTTAACATATGAACAGCTCTTAATGCAATTGTAGCGCCGCCCATTACAGGGTAATACTCATCCCCGTAAACTTCCTTTAAGAGATCAAAATTTTCATCTCCAGCGCAATGCCATATCCATACTTTGTTATCCTTAAGATTTTCAAATACAGACGGGTGACACTGAGACGAAATAAAATATTTACAATCCTCAATCAATGGATATACAAATCTGTTGTTAAACTCCCTGCTATCCAGCATTACCATTCCTGAAGGAGTAAGACCATTATCCATACAATATTTATGAGAACCATTAACCGTAATTACAGGCATTCCGTTTTGTCGTTTTTCTAATAGATCGGGAAAAGTATCCTTTAATGTGGGGCCACCAAGCGCAATGCCTATAGTTTTTTCCCACTGAGTTTCATACGGCTTTACTTGCGGCAACCCTCTTTTTATATTTATTCTTATGTTGTCTCTTATTTTATCTTTATCTTCATTAACGCCACAAATTATTTCTGGTATAGGGCGTAATTTTTTTACTTCTATAGCTGGTGGTTCTGAATTAACCCCCATTTGCAGTGCCTGCATTTAACTAGCCTCTCTGTTTGTCTATAATTACAATACTCACGCTGCTGTAAATACCATCCTTATCTCAAGACCTAAAGTGCTAGTAGCTACCGCATCTACATCTATCCTGAGAACGTCTCCTGTAGAAACATTATTATTTCCACTAATCACAGGAGGGGTAGCAGCGGTGCTAGAATCTTTTTCACTAAGGTCGATAGTTATGGGAGTAGACAATATATCCTGTGCATCAGTTAAATTATGTATTTGGACATTTGTTATACTCCCACCAGTTCCTACAGTATAAACATGAGCGTTAGCAGAAAGCAAGTTTTTTCCATCAAGAGTAGATGGTATAGTAACATGGGTTGCCCCATCACCAACAGTAGGCGCTATGCCATCAGCAACACACTTTACTATTAAAGTTCTATTCTCAAACTGCTGTATATCTTTAGGGTATATAGCTCTAGAGACACCAACAGAAGTATCATAAAACATTAGCTTATCTGTTGTAGAGCTAATAGTATCTACTGTTCCAAGATTTGGAACAACTTCTTGTTTATTATTATTTAGATTGTTGATATTGGCATCCGCTTCGTCGAAAGTAAGCGGACTCCCTTTGTCTTCTCTTAATACAATTGTTGCCATTTATTTTTTCCCACCCTTAAGTATTCTATCTTCTGCCTGTCTTAAAGTTAGTTTGATTACCATTAAAATTCAATCCTATAGTGGGCTATTACTGTTCCGTCATCTCTATAATTCAAACCTATCGACTGGTTCTTGGCAATCTTCTTCACCGCGCCAATCTGATAACTGTCCTCCGTTGCCCTCAACTGGAGCGGTAGGTCGTATCTTGATACGGCGTAGAGGGTGGCTATCACGACTCC